ATGCGACTATACCACTTCAAATCAAAAGAATACGGCTTGGCTGCGATTAGGGACCGATGCCTGAAAATATCGAAATTCTCCGAATTGAATGATCCAGCCGATCACGTAGGTATTTACGTAACCGGCAAGGAAAATGAAGATTCCCTCCACTTACAGAGACAACATTTCGACGCGGGCGGCGGTATTGTTTGTATGTCGTATGATTGGCAAGAACCACTTTTATGGGGGCACTATGCCGACGCCTACAAAGGTATGTGTCTGGTTTTCGAAGTTGATTTAACATTATGGTACGAAATCGAATACCGACTTAATCGTCCTACTCTAGAAGAGTTTAAGAGGGAAAGATTCTCAGACCTTGACCCGGTCGACTTGCTTTTTATCAGTTTGATGAAGTCGAAGGGGTGGTCATATGAACGTGAATGGAGGCGCTTTTGTCCATTCGATGATTCAGATATAATTAAAGAAAACAATCATTATTTCAAGAAATTTGATGATGTAATGAAGTTGAAGGGAGCCTTGTTTGGTTCTCGGATGGAAATAAGTAGTGATGAAATTGACGAAATATACCAAAATGATCCAGAGATACGGCTTTCATTCACGAGATTTTCTGACGAGTACTATCAAGTCGAAATGAACACCACCCGAAATAGAAAAGAATTAATGGGGCGGAGAAAGTTACATTCTAACAGTTTGGTCGTGCCGTCTTGGGAATTTGTCCAAAAAAGTGGTCAAAAATTTTTGGATGACCAGATAAAAATAAAACACTTATAGAAGGGGGGCTCGTCCAAAATTCACCCCCACAAATCGCCACACAAGCCCACACAAAGCCATCTGACAAAACTGACTACACCCATAGCCAAAACGCATATCAAGCCTGTGTGCGGGACAGTGTCCGGGAGACTTGCATAGCGGTCCAGGTATTGCCTCGGATGGTTTTATGACCGGCTTCGTTAAGCGCTTTTGCAAGGGCGTTGTAGGACATCGTGGAATAGTCCGGGATTGATTGGATCAACGTCATTGCACGGTCGGCAGAGGCTTCTCCTCGTGCATATGATACGGCTTTATTGTCGTCACGAGCGCCACCTAATAGCGTTCCCCGTTCCTTGGCGGCTTTCAAAGCGGCCTTTGTCCTAATCGATATAGCGCGGGCTTCCTCTTCCGCGAAAACGGCCATCATTTGCAACATCATTCGATTTGCAGACGGCATATCAACGGCCTGAATTTCAACGCCAGACTCAAGCAAATTCGCAATGAAAGCGACGTTACGAGCTAACCTATCGAGTTTCGCGATCAACAGCACCGCGCCGATGGATTTAGCGTGTTCGAGAGCCTTGGCTAATGCTGGCCTATCGTTTCGTTTGCCACTCTCAATCTCGGTGTATTCCGCCGCGATATCCGTAGCATCCACAAAGGCCATAACCGACGCACGTTGAGCATCCAAGCCAAGACCGGATACGCCCTGACGTTGGGTGCTGACGCGATAATATGCGATATATTGAGCCATAGGATTATTGTCTCCGTTGATGGAAACAATCTATAACATTCCAACGGTGGTCGCAATGTTAAACTACTGATATTGAGGGGTAATTTCCGTTTTCAGCAAAGGTGAGAGTTGACCTCAGAGCCGAGATCGAGTAAAATCGATGGCTTCGAGATTTTCGAGAAATAAAATTGGAATTATTGCGTGGATTCATAGGTCGCATCCACAAGTCTCATTGAAAAAAGCATCTCTTCATCCAAATACACAATTCGCATTTAAAACATTAGAGGTATTCAAAATGACATTTAAAACATTCTGGGTTTACGGTAATCACGCTGGCATCAAGGAACCTATCTTTCAAGCATTGACCCGCGCCGAAGCCGAACAATATGCATCAGAGTATGTTCGCAAAAAACCGGATGAATATCAGGAAATCACTATTGAAGAGGGCGAAAAGGATAAGCCAGACTACTGACGATAGGTATCATTCATAGATGGTTAGATGCCGGAAAAAAGCCAGATGGAAAACATCTGGATTGATATTTGCTTCCCATTCCCTTCTGACATCTACAATATCATCTTCGTTTATAACCCTCGTCACAATATTATGCATCCGCATCATCCAAGTTATTATTTCTGAATCGCCTGCAAACAAAAACATAACTTTGTTATATAGATGGATGAAATCATTGGTTTCTTTATCGCCGCTTAGTTCTTTGAATGGTTTTTCGGTAAAAGCCTTTATCGCTTCATAAACATCCATTCTCCTATCAAACAATTGTAATTTTCGATCTTTGGCATAAGTGGTTGCCGCTAATTCCGCTTGCTGCTTCATAATATTGGTTTGTTGTTCAATGAACTTCTTATGCGCTTCGGCTTCGTTGGCTTGCTTCTGCGTAGCCTTACGCTGCTCAATCATCTCGTTTCGTGTAAGCGATAGTTCCTGCTTTTGAAGGAACACGGTGACGATCAGCCATAGGAACGCTACTGGCGCGAATAAACCGGCAAGGAAATCTCCGAGGGAATTTAACTCTTTGTCAACTACCCACTTACCGGAGCCTCCATAAACCAACGCTTCAACGATGAAAGTCCCGAGGTAAAGGATTGTAGCGGTAGCGCCGAAATTGAACGGCTGTGTTATCCAATGTATGCATTTGTTGCGCTTAAGTCGTTTTAGAAGCGGTGCTCGTTTCATCATTGATAATTACCCCCAAAATTCAACCGTAGGGACGTTAGGGGCAAATGGTTGAGAAGTTGTAGCTGCGGCTAGAATTCTACCATTTGTACGTATCGGAGGTCTAAGCCAACAAAAAAGGCCCCCGTTAGGAGGCTTTGAAATAACGATGGGTAGGAGCGGATTATCCTTCTTCTCTTACCCTTACATAAAAGCCACGTTCTTTGAGATGGGCGACTACTAAATCTTTCAAGATTGGATCGCTTGTGCGTGTTTCTGATTCAATCAACTGCTGAACTGCATTGTTAAACGCGATAATCAAATACGACATAATCAACCTCCATATCGGTGATTATTCATCGCTCTGATGTCGTCATCAGTCCACTCTGTTTTGTAGGAATGCCGACATTCATTATTCGATATCGTATTCTTCTTCATCTTTCACGTATGCATTTTTAGCGCAATTGATAAGATCGTGGTAGTGATAAAGTTCAGTCGAATTATTGATGTTTTTCTCACGCTTTATTTCAAACTCTTGTCGGAGTACTTGGTAAAGATAGTCTTCAACGGGAGTTCCATTGGAACTACAACGCGATTGAATGTTCTGGAATGCCAAATTAATTTGACTGGTCTTTATTCCTGCTATTTCCAAGATGATATTGTAATAAGAGAGTGAACCTTTGTTTGTCTCGACAGACCAATTGCTCCCAAAACGTTTAGCCTTTTCGTGGAGACGGGCGGTATCTGAAGGCTCCAGATCGCCTTCTGAAATGAAATCGCAGACGAGGCAATACAAATAGACTATTTCGAGCGGGAAGCGATCATCCGCCGCGTTGGTTATGTCGGTCAGGATCAGTATGGATTGCTTCGACTGTCTTACAGTAAGGTTGAATTTGCGTGACGTGATATCAAAAAAATCAGCGTAGTTATCAAATGACGTTTCGGGGAATGGTGATGTCCATCTGTCAAGATCGACATCGTTGTCCCTAAGCAAGTTGGCAATGATGCGACTTCTCCGTGGCGTCGGCAACCTGTATGTTCGATGAAAGAAGCGCTGCAGATATTGTTTGCTGTCAAACTCGGAACCATAAACAGCCTTGATGGAATGGCTAAGTGACGTGGTGTCGGTAGCGATAATGAAAGACAAATTCGGAATATCGAAAAGGTGTTTGATGCGTTCCAGCATCTGAATTGCATAGGTAGGCCTGCATCGATCCAATTCATCGATGAAGACATACATTGGCAGTTTCATTCCGTACTCGCCCGCCAGAAGCTCCAATAGGGTTGTTAGATTATTCCGAAAACTCTCGAGACTGGCCTTGGTTTCTGCAAAGTCATCCAAGCGCTTCTTGATGTAAGAAGTGATGATTTTATCCGACACCTCAACGATTTGCTTTTCCGCATCCGCTACTGCGCCTTTGGCTTCTTCCGCGATAGATTCCGGTGTGTACTGTTCGATGATTTCGATCATCTCGTCTGCGCCTTCGGCAACGACATATCGGCTAGCGCGTTTGGCGGCACCTTTTAGACCGGACCAAAGTAATTTTCCCGCGTTTTTCTGAACGGCCTTTATCGTACGACGGACTTTGTTCTTGCCCGCTTGCGTTGCGTCCCTCTTCACGATTTCGTTGAAGTATGCGTCCAGTTCGGCCATCACGTAGGTATACGGATCGTCCACATAGTCATATTTCCAAGCGTCAATAGTGATTGCTGGATGACCCTGCCTGCGGACGTCCAGAAACATATTTCGGATGAAATACGACTTGCCTTGGCCCCATTTGGCATCGACGTTGATAACGACGGAACCTTTGGTTTGTGGATGTTTCGAACGGCCTTGAATCAACTTGTACAGATAGACACTGTCAATTTTCCGCTCGAGAAGATCATCGTTCCAAGGAACCATTTCGTTGCTCATATCCAGCCCTACCTAAATCAACTAAAAGTAGGATGCGAAATACTCTTTCGAGTTGCAAGACTGCGATTTGGATATCCACCGTGATTAGAAATAAAATATCTCCGCTTAGGGAGAAACGCTTGTTACCAAGGGATTACGTCTCTGACTGTGCATATCCCGTAGCGCTCGGATATACCCATATATGCATCCATAAGTTCGATGTCCGACAACTCGCTCGGGTGGTACAGCGTTACCAATCGCGCACTCGTTTTTGGATATGCATAATCACCAATCTCGATTTCCGCTGTGTGGTGCGTAGTTAGCGAGATAACGCCGAAGTCTATATCGACTACCCATATGTGATCTTCGTGGTCGTGGTTAGGGTCTTTGATTTTGATCATCGTGCATATCCTTGTTTCCAAGGGTATTTAGCCACGGCGGAAACAGCCTAAGGCATTGAAATAAATACACCTGTATTCAATTTTACAGGTGTATTTCAATGGCGATCAATGCAGCCGCATTATCTTTAATTAAGCGATTTGAAGGCTTAAAGACTACCGCATATTACTGCGCCGCGCACGTTCCCACAATCGGGTTCGGACATACAGGAACTGTCAAAGCGTCGGATGTCGGTGTCAAAAAGATCACCGAAGCGCAGGCCGAAAAACTCCTACAAGACGACCTGAAACGCTTCGAAGCCGATGTCACGCGACTGGTCAAAGTCGATATGACCGAGAACCAGTACGGTGCTTTGGTGTCCTTTTGTTATAACATTGGCACCGGCGCATTTGCCTCTTCAACCTTGCTGAAATTACTGAATGCCGGTCGCACAAGGGAAGCCGCTGACCAGTTTGCACGATGGAATAAAGCAGGTGGTCGTATCCTTGCTGGCCTGACCGCACGTCGTGCTGCTGAAAGATTGTTATTCGAGGCGCCAATTATGGCCGCTCCGAAGTCAGAAAAGCGACCCACTGCATCAACAAAAAAAGCCCCACGCTAAGGAGGGGCTAGTTTGATGTCGCTCGGGGAAAGTTGGGCAATGCCCGTGAGCGATGGCGCTGGTGTAGTCGTATATGTCGCTGATAGGATAGGTCACTTCTGCCCCAAACGGTACGCCATTGGAAATTTGGCGCTAAATGCGCATTTTTTGGACTTTTGAATAAATACATTTGTAGGCGAGGCAACGTCTACGCATATTCAAAGGATCAAATAAATGGCAATAAAATCACGTAAGATAAAACCACCCGCACCACGTACATCATCCGCTTGGATTGATGATCTTATCAAAGATTATGGGTTGGTGGACGGCGAATTATACGATGTCGGTGGGCGAGAGGAATCGACCTTGAATGAGTTGTCGGATCACGCTCTTGTAATCGACTACTCGGTTAAATCGACCGGGACTAATCAAGGCAAGCCGTACCTCGATATTCCTGACCGGCGATTGCTAAACAACATCATCGCCGAGTTGTATATGATATCCACATTGGATGCAGTGGCTGTGTCAGCAGACGATTATGTTTCAAACGTGTGGAGCGTTTTGCAAAAGACAGCCACACCGGTAAATCGAAATGGCAAATCGCAACCGTGGCAGGATTTTTTAAAAGGTCTCCTGCAAGACAAAATAAAGTACAAACGTCGTAATTATAACGGTAAATGGCGGCGATATACGAATGATATTAGTCTCGATCAATTGCTGCATTTAAAAAATTTATTCGAGCTCTTAGAGAGCAATTCCGCGTTCAACGGCGTTGATTTCGTGGAGGGTTTTTGATGTCAGATGTGAAGCCCTGTAACGGCTTAATAGCGCAGTTATCAAATCCCGTAAAAGCCGCTGAAAAGGCGATTGAAGAATACGAAGCCGAAGAAGGTGAAAATAAGAAAGCCCCATTTAAGGGGCTTTTGGTCACGTCTTGATGATGTAATTCATAGCAAGGTTGCGAGGTCTGGACTCCGCTCCACCACTTGCTGAAAGCCAAATACCGGTTGCCGCCGCCCACGTATTGCCATACGAGAATACGGCAGGGGGTTGGTCAACAGCGGTAGAACGTCCTGTTGATGCAGTACCGTTCTGAACACCACCGTGAACGTGTCCCGGATCATTAACACCGTGGTTGTGGCTTTTGTTGTCCGAATCCTGATACTGGCCGAATGAGTGACCGGGATCGAGACCACGCCCTGCATCAAAGCCACGAACGAATAGACCTCTTAAATCCGGTATGTTGAACGTTGTTGTTCCGTTACCTGCCCCGTACGTAGTACCTACTATCGCGAATAATGCTGCATAGGTTGTTCTGGAAATAGCAGCACCATTACATATAAGAAATCCAGTAGGTGCACTGTTTGCCGACCATATAGTTACGGAACCGGTAGGGGTGCTTACCTCTATTGACGCGTTGAGCGCATCTATTGCGGCCTGTAGGCCAGCCACGGTGCTAATTGCCTGAGTGCCTGTACCATTAGAGCGGGCAAGATAATATGCGCCGTGTTGTCCGTCCAAAAGGTCGGCGTCTAGACCTTTACCTGTGCCATAGTCATATACAGTGACGACGCGACTACCACCGACTGTCACCAGTCCGCCGTAACGGTTCAAATCTAGTCCGTGTTTAGTGGCTGAGTTGGTAGTCAAGAACGCTTCGATATCAATGGCGTCGGTATTATTTCGCTGAATGGATAGCGTCGTACCGCTGGTGGTCATAACCAACGAACCTGTATTGGTAATACCACCTACTACTGCCAAACCACCGGCAGAAACCGTTGTCGCGGACGTAAAGGTCTTGCCAGTCTGGCTTGTTGGGAGACGAGCATTGTTAACCGTGCCTGTCGTCAAGTTAGTGGCGTTCAAGGCCGTCAAGGCCGCGCCAGAGCCAGTGAAGGCGGTAGCAGCGATTGTGCCGGAATAGTTCGAAAGATTAACTGCCGACTGGAGGATGTAGCGGGTCCCGTCATACAGAAGGTCAACCGGATAACCCGCCCTGATATCGCCTGCTTGCAAAGCCGTACCGTCTACACGGACAATAGCGACGGCACCTGTTCCGTTTAAATTGATCGTGGATGCGCCGGTATTCGTAACGTTTGCAAAGAACGCAATACGTTTGCCTTTGGCGATTTCGAGCGGTGTTGCGAAGGCGATGGAATAGGTGTTTGCGACGCCAGTTGATGCATAGACGGGGTTAGCAGATACATATTCTCGTTTTACTGCGCCTCTTATGCTGCGGATAATGGGGGCGAGTGTAGATGGTTGGTAACCACCTTGGACGCCATCAGGTGATGCTGATATATTTCCGCCATCCAATTCGGTCCATTTATTATTACTGATATCTACCATTTTGTTCTTCTTTTTGGCAATTTGATATCAGTATTTATTCCCGCAAATCCTGCATATAATCGCGTATCGCAATCTTGAGAGATTGTTCCGCAGTCTTATTGTAGATGTTCGTTAGACGCGTGATTGCACCTTTGGTCGTGCCGGTATTCAGACCTGCCATCCATTGCAGTGTTTCCGGCGAAGAAAACAGTTTATTTGCATAGCGTTTACCCGCTTTATCCGCACCAAGTTTGAGCACCGGGATGAGCAATGCGGATGGTGATGCAGTCGCAATAGCACCGGCAATGGATGCGGAATTTACAAAATTATCGAGTTGGGTGGATAGGTGACGTGCGGTATTCGAATGATTTTTTGTGCCTGCGTATTGCACAAGATTGCGAGATACTTCGACAATCTGCTCCATTGATTTACGGAGTTCGTTACCGTCTTTAGTCATATAGAGCGCGGTCTTGGTTTCCTTCGGCATACTGTCCCAATCCGCGATCAAACGTGATGGCGAAAAGTTACCAGAATTATCCCGACCGAGTTTCTGAAAAACACCTGAACCGATTTCCCTTACAGCATCGTCACCACCAGCTACGCGTGCTTGGCGGACCATTTGGGTAATCTTGCTCCCTGCATTTTTAGAACCGGAAATCATCATCTTATACGCGGCTTCTGGAACCTGCTTTCGAAGGATTTCGTCAGGAATATTCTGCGAAACAAGATTGCCGGGGTTCTTCGTTCTTGCAGAAAAATTATTGGCCTTGCGCATCGCTTGGATGACATCCTCACCACCTTTTTCCGCTGTGGCAGTCATATCGTCGGTCAAAGACTTGTAGAGATTGCGATAGAGTTGGCCTTCTCTCGTGGGGAGATTTCTATCAAAGGCGATATCGCCAATAGCCGTTCTGGCCTGCTTCAGGATATCAAATGATGCTCCTGCCTGTACGTCTGAAACGATGGCTTCGGCTTGTTTGATTGCGGTTTCATACCCGGTTCCAGCATTCATTTTGGCTGACTGACCGAGTTGTTTGTATTCTTCGCGTGTGGTCTTCAGAAACTGCGTGGTGTTCGGGGCCTCTGCGCCGATCCCTTGTGTTAATCGGCCTACGTCATCATAGAGTTCGTTCTGTCGGCCTTTTACGATGGATTTAAAATCAGCCGCCCTTTGCTGGATTGCGTCACCAGCCTCGGCTGCAGATAGATTGCGGCCACCAGTTGTGCGGTCGATCACATCATCAAAACGCTTGCTTACATCATCGTAGATCTCGCCAACGCGATTAGACATTATCGAGTTACCGGACAGACGGGATTGCTCTCGTGTCGCGGCGACGGGACCGGCGATCATACCTGGAGTGGGTTGAATACCGATGTCTTCAAATGCTTGCAGGCGTTGTGCTGCCTTGGCTGCGTCGTCAGCAGGCGTTAAACCACCAATCAATCTCGATGGGCGTACGGCATCAACAGCCTTGCCTATACCGCGAGCCACTGCACCACCGACTATAGTGCCGCCTAATTCGCCTGTCGCGCCGATACCAAAATCCTGTGCGGCTTCGATTACTTGCTCGCCGGTCGTTCGCGTATCCTGATTACCGAAGACTAGATTTGCGCCGCGTTGGTATAAATCACGACCGGCTGCATACCCTGTCCCGGCTCCAGCCGCACCGGCTGCAAGCGCACCAGTGGTGGTGCCAACAATAGGGACAACCGATCCTACACCTGCGCCAGCGGCACCTCCAAGAATACCGCCACCCATAGCGCCAGCCGTGCCTACGATTTCAGGTGCGGCATCGCCTACGTCGCCCCAACTCGGTACCCACGACTTAACATTGAAAACCATTGCCCTGTCGGTTTCAGGATCACGCATAACGTATTGATCTGTGCCAATCGGCTGCGCATCAGGATAATATTTACGGAGGGCTGTCAGGCGGTCTTCTGGTTTCGATAGTGCGCCGATTTCGAAGCGCACCGAAGTGGGTACTTCCAATTCAACATCCGAAACATTGATGGGTGTTTGGTCGTCATAATAGACGATATCACCTTCTTGTTTTGTCCAAGGCGATACTGATGCGGCGCTTGCCGGATCATATCCCGGCACATACTCGTAATCATCGGGATTGAGACCTTGGTCAATCAGTAGCTGTCTATCGGCTTCGGCCAAAGTGCTGTTATGGGGAGCAGGCGAGGTGTCGCCAAACATTACCGATTTAATTTCTTTTTTCTTCTTATTCTCGGCCATCTAAAAAATCTCAAATTATGCTCGGCGTGTAAATCCGCCAAAACCTGCCATTCCGCCACGGCGCTTGCGTGGATCGTCGTCATCATTATTTACAAGGCTGCTGGCAAACTGGATCTCAACCGGCGCTGATCCACCTGTGCGGCCACCTTGTAGAGGCGCGACGGTCGGCGTTTTGTCGCCTGCAGCAAATGCTTGCGTAAATCCGGCCAAGCCATCCACGACGCTATCTTTTCCGTCGAGGTCGAAGCCCCATAACTGGCGCGTACCGTCCTTGTCTGTGGTGACGCCAATGGCATCATCAATACCGTTACGGACACCTCGTCCAAAACCTGCAATACCCGTTAGTTTATCGCCGTCTTTGTCGAGCATACGCGGGTCGATATTTGGATCAGGGGGAGTCGTCGCGGTAGCCGCAGCAGGTGCTTGTACCGGCGGTGTGGTGTTGGTGTTTGCCGGTTTATATGAAGCAACAATCTGTGCTCCATCATCGCCACCATATGTACGTGCAGCATCGGCTGCATATCGTTCGCGATTGCTATATCCGTGGCCAGCCGTGGGGTTATCCCAACTAAAATCTTGCGGGCGTTCGTAGGATATCATTGCACGTGTGGCCGAAGGGATATCGGTCGCATTTCGCAACAAATCACCTGATCGCTTCTCTGCACCATTCAATTCGTGGTGAATGAAATCAAGTTGCGTATCCAGACTGTACACATCACGATCACTTGCTTTTGCAAATCTATGTAAATTGACTGCGCGGTCCTGATTCCACTGGCCGATACCGATAGAGTCGCTTCCGTCTCGACCATCACCACGATTACGTGCGCCGGTATTAAGGCTGGATTCCTGCATCAAATTACCGACGATACCTGCTGCTTGTGCGTCGGAATATCCGTACTTTTGTTTCAAATAATTGTACGCATATTGTGCGTTCTGGTTCTTCGCTATCGCCATAACCGATTACCCCCTAGGCCTTAGATGCGCAGGAAGTTGGCGCTGTCTGGATAACGGCATATTGGATTGAGGGCGATTGCCGTTGTCGCCAAATACGTTATTCGAAATATCGTCAGCCGATAGATAGTTTCCTCGGAAACCCTTTAATGTCCCGTTCTGATCGAAATAATTGAGTTTATTGATGTTTTGCTGACTGTTCGATTTGAGCATTTCTGCAAGTGCTCTAACGCGCTTGACGTTCTCATCAACCGGCAAATTAGGGTTGAAGGCGCGGGCCATAATCATTTCGCCCTCTTTTTCGGTAAACTGTGCACCAAGAACCTGACGCAACGTACCCTGCACAACTTCGTAGGTCTTTTCTCGGGCGATTGTACCGTCAGTGTTGATGTAAGGTTTTAGGAAAGCAGGAGCGTTTTCGAGGACGATGTTGCCGGATGCATTCGGTGTCGTCTCGAGGATTCGGATTGTTTCATCAAGCTGCGCAATTTGAACCTGATTACGGTTGTAATCGTTCGCAGTTGTTTCGTAATTTTTGCCGAATTCCTCGTCGCGCTTCTCCTCGCCCTTTGTTAGGTCGGGCATTCCACCTGCGCCACCGGCTCGCTTCTTGTCATCAATGCGAAGCGTATTAATGACGGATTGATCGGTCACAACATTACCTGATGTATCAAGCATTGCTGTACGACCGGTCGCGGGATCGAATACCTGCGTATACAGCGCACCTTCAGGCGAATAATATGTTTCGCCTTTTTGATAATTGACTGGTTTAACGTTTGTGCTGAGCAGTTCTTGTGCTGCCTTGAATTCACCAATACCTGCGTAAAGGCTGGCAACTTGCTGTTTTTGCGTAGGCGATAGTCCACCGGGGCCTGCATCTTGATAGATACGGGCGATTTGGGCTTGTACGGATTTTGATTTTTCGCCTTCAGCAAGTGCGATTTCGTTAGCGCGATGTTTCTGGTCGATCAGCGTGCGGTCCTGCGCCGCCTTATCATAATCATCGCCCGCCTTGGCATAGGCCCCAACACCTTTGCCAAGGGCCTCTGCCCAATCCGGTGTACCTGCACCAAGGATAGCGCCACCGGCGCGCAACATACCGTTGCTCCAACGCTTGCGGTCTTCCGCGTCCTGTAAACCGAGGAAATCCCAAAATGCATTAGACTTGGATTCTGGTTTTGCCGAGGGTGCCTGCGACGGGTCGGTATATGTCTCACCAGTCAGGACGTAAGCCATAGGCGACGGTGTAGGGTCGACCTGCTCATCTTCGACTACGAGGATAGGATCGGACGTAAGGTGGGCCTTTCTATCCTCCACATATCGTGCAGGCTGGTCGGTTCGATATTGAGCAGACGAAGGACCTGCAGCGACGTTCTGGCGACCTATTTCGATAGCGGAAGCGGTGTTCGTTCGTGCCTGATCCTGCTGCTTGCGATATTGATCTGCAGCATATGCATCATCGATATAACCGGCCTGTTGTGCTTCGAGATCGGCCAAGCGTTGCGCTTCGATCAATCGCTGACGTTCAGCGGCTTCGGCTTCTTCTCTTTCTCGTTTTCTTCGTTCGTCGGCTGAGATGGTGCCGTTGAATGTCCGGTCGGCACGGTCACTTAGCCAATCCCATACTGATGCCATTTAATTTATGCTCACGTTATTATTGTTATTATTTAGATCGCTAAACGCTGACGGATGGACCCACTTGTAGCCGTCAATTTCGGCAACGAGGTCAGGCCTGATTTCTTCAATTTCTTGCGCCATTGGGCCAACATAGATTTCGTCATCATTGATGTAATTGTATTGGTACATATCCCAACCGTTCGGGCTTTTACCGATGCGGATGATGTTTTCCTTGGTACGTCGATCCGATAAGAAACCTGCGAATAATGATCCAAGTCCAAGAATATTGGACATTGCAGAGTTGCCGGGTTGCGTCGTTTGCGAGGACTGGCTGTTGTATCCACCGCCGTTGAGAATATTCGCAAAATTGCTCAACTGGATAAGCGGGCCTTGCTGCTGAGCATCCCACTGCGCGATCTGGCCGTTTAGGATTTGCTGATTATATGCATCCTTAGCTCCACCAATCTGGCCAATAGTCTCAGCCGGAAGCAGGCTATTTTGGTAGATATTGCCCGCACCTTGTGCTGCTTGTAGCTGCGTATTTGCTGCGTTTTGGTTTGCTGATGTCCCTGCATTAGCGGCATTAAGAGCAAGGTTCGCATTGTTCAGGTTGTTGCTGACACCCTGATTATATGCGTTTGATTGCTGGCCGAGTAGGGACGACAGATTACTGATCGACTGCTGGTAATTATTGCCAAGACCTTGTGCACCCGCCATCTGCGTATTTGCATTTTGCGCGTATGCATTACCGAGGTTATTTGCTGCAGATATCTGATTATTAACGCCTTGATTGTAATTATTCGACAGCTGATTGTTTGCCTGCAACATCGAATTTACGTCGTTATTGTACTGGTTGGCGTACATATCAGTGGCAACCTTGCCCATCTGATTGGCTGCAGTATCGGTGGCACTATTAATCTGACTTGCAAACGCGCCTGAGCCATTTCGGCCAAGTGCTGCTGCCTGTCCCGAAAGAGTGGGTAGGGTGCTGTTTTTAAGCATATCAGCGATGGATTGCTGATTATTGGCGATGGATTGCTGCAAATATTGATTGTTGCCGATATTCGCGCCTGATGCCGTGGATGCAAGGAACGCATCCGTTGGGTTCGCACCCTGCGCTGCGCCAAGTGCAGACTGTGACGCGCCCACACCGGGATTGTTGCCGTTGGCTATGTTGTTGTAGATATTGTTGGTCGGGTTTTGGCCGTTCTGAACCTGTCCGATCAGCGATGCCAGACCACCTGCCGATGGGTCTGCACCTAGATTAAGGCCACCCATCAAGTTGCTATATGTCTGATTTGCTTGCTGGTTGGCACCGCCGGTCTGGATCAGGTTGTTTGTCGCGGTCGCGGCATTACCCAACATTGCATTGTTGGTGGCGTTGTTCGCAACGTTCGACGCCATCTGCTGCGCTTGAGTTGTCTCGGCAGATTGGCCCGCGACGGTCGGACCTTGCCATACCTGCGGCTTGCCTTGCTGGAGCGCTGTATCGTATTGTGCGTATACCGATTGGAGGTACGGTTTAGCGCCGCTCCACGGCTCAGTCTGGGTCGTCTGGGTCGTCGTTTTCGGGGATGATGCCATCGTAAAATCTCGTGAGCAGGTAGACCCTGCCTTCTTGTTTTGTAGTATTTATAGAGAATCCGAGCGGAGCCAGAACGCGTATCCAGCCCTTTCGCCCGATCAAACAAATGCCAATTGCGCCGTGGGTCTTTGCCCATTTTTCGACAGCGGAATTGCCTGCTAAAATGTCGGAAAGATCGCCGGATGCGATGCGCACAAGGCACCATCGACTACCATCTGTAAGATCGATAATGATCTGCACTATCGCGATGGAGTCATTATGGACCCACATCACGGCTTCACGACTATCGAGTAATTTCAGAATTTCGGTTTCGGTCGTGTCGTCATTTGCGATATCAATCACGTGCAGGATTTTGTCGCGGAATTTACCGTAGGTTTCTATTGCGTCTTGGGCATCATCAACTCTGCGGATCATCAACGAACTCCGCATAACTGATAATCAAAAACGCCAGTACCGGTCACAACGATTGACGCGGAACCTTCGGAGACTGATGATACGTAATATGTTGCACTGGATGCTGCTGCATTGCGCGGCGATAAAACGACAACCGTGCCTGAAAAAATTTTGGGATTTTGAATCGTTATGGTGCCTGATGCGGCTACAGTAATTGATCCTGAAACATCGGATACCTGTCGTATCGTCTGGTTGATGATGGAGCGCAGATTGCTCTTATCATCGATATTGGAAATGGGATTAATGGTCGTCATCAGCGACCCCCCGCAGCTACCGCGTCCACTTGTATGGCGGATATTTTGTTCCAATTTCCAGAAACCGTTACACGGATCGAATGGTAGCGTGCCTGTGATCGGACATATGCGTAACCGGTAGCGACGGTCGTAGGGTAGGCGCTACTCCAGTTGATGGCCTCATTTGGCAGTTGCTTACTACCAATCGTAATTTGTGCTGTACCGTCCGATTGATAGACCGGCCTTACAGCCGTTATTGTAGCGCGGTCGTGCTTGGCGTCTTCAAGACTTGCTGAAACCTGCATTTCAGCGGTTTCTATGGTCGCGGTCATTACAGGACCGCTCAGAGTGTAGACCTTGCCGGAAACGTCTAGGCCCCAAATAACTTCGTTTCCACCGCTCCAAATATTGGAATCGAAAGACGCTGGTACGTTGTCGATAGACCCGTACGCATTGAGGCCGTCAATAGTCCAAGGCAGAGATTGTGATTGATAGAGATATGCGGATCGAGCGTCCGCCTGCGACCATTCTCCGGTCACGTAATTGTATATAATGCTTTTGTCTGGTTGCGAGTTCGTCGCTGACTTTGAAGCGTATGTCCATACGATCAACGGTTCAGTTGGATCGGACACGACCGTCATCAAATGCCAAGCGGATGTATCGGCATCATCGCTGAAGTGCCGATCTACCTTACCCGCGCCAATCGGGGCGATCTGCCCGTGTTTGAAACTATAAAACCCGTCGCCTGCGTAAAAATAGGTGATGCCATCAACGGTAATAATGGATGACGGTACAGAGCAACCACGACCTTCAACGACCGTCGAAAATTCGAAAATCCACGGCGTCCCGATATAGTGCTGCCGCACAATGGCGTTCTCGCAAAATATCCAGATGTCTTCATCTGCGACGAGGCCGGTCACCGCGCCGACGTTTCGCAAGTCCTGATAGTCGGACTGAGTGGCTTGGCTAAAACTCCAATCAAATGGATTATTAATGGCGCTCCATCTAACCCGGCTCGGCTGTGCTCCATCGAAAGCATCCATCGTATTTGCGACGACGACAAAGCCCCGATGGGAGACGATATACCGGGCGCGAACTAGGGTGGTTAAATCGGCAAAATTGCCGTTGTCGTCCATATTAATGTACTGGATGTTATCACTGTAGTTTGTCGTGATGATCGAGGCAGAATACTGGATTGCATTCCACCGCTCCTGCTCAGTCGTTGTGTAGCCAGCAGGACGAGATTTAATCAGCCAAGTGTTGGTCGCTGGATCGAAGAGATTTAGTCGCGCCGATGTACCGCAATAAACGCGAGCATTTCCGAGACTATCGGCTCCTATCATCAATCCACGAGCAGGTGTGTCGAGTGCGGTTGATGCATATAACGCCGCTGCTTTTAGCGGGAGATACGTGACGGTGCCTTGTGCATTACCCATCGATGGCGCGACATTATTCGCGGTTTTCAAACCGGGATTGCTGATGTCCGCAGCGTCAGGTCGCCAGTGCGGTAAAGGTATATCTATTACCACTGCGTCACCTCCCTCTGGATCGGATTGGTGACGGACGTTCCCTGCTTATGATCTTCGAGAAGCGCGTTGATGGCTTCCATCATCGAGGCTTTGGCGTCGGCTTCGGCCTCTGCATCCTTTGCCCATTTGTATAATCGGGACAGGACGCCGTAGAGATATACGGACGGATAGTAGGTCAACAACCAGTTGCTATTAGCGGTCGATGTAAGGGCAGGGACACGCGCATAATATGCGACAGTCGCTTTGCTCATCGGATTGACCGACCGGAAATTTAATTGATTGCCGGATTGATAATAGGTGATCTGGTCGGGATAAATTGCGTTATCGAAAATACCGACCGGAGTGGGCGTAATTCCATCAACCGCGATTGCGCGTGTTTTGATGTGGTCATTTGGCAGTGCGACAACACCGCTGCTATTGATGTTGATTGTGGCTTCGTTCTCGCTGCGATAATGTATGAGATATGGCGCGATATCGGATTCTGCCAATCGGATAAACAAATCAATCGGAGCATCTGAACGGAGCGAATAATCTTGTACTGCGGTGACAAGTTGCTGATAGGTGCCGATCATCAGAGCACCAAATTATTGGTTCGGACTTTTGCATAATCACCGTCATTAAGACGGCGTTTGAGCCGGTCGGGATCATCAATTATCCCTTCTTTTTTCCACTGGTGGTGCAGTCCGATTGGGATATTGGCAACGCGTTGTAGATCAGAAAGTTTGCTGGTTTCGCTAAAATCTGCTGCCGCTTCGGCGTTTTCTGCAAATACTGCATCGAGTGACAGATAGTATGTCTCGATGTGGATACCGTCGATCCGTCTCACAAGATCAATGCGATAGTCCGGTGTCCATTCCCAAATGATACGATCTCGACCTACAAGATCATCAAGGGTGAATTTATGTGTTTCCATCAGTGTACCTGATAATGTTGTTTTTATCAGGTATTTATCCACGAAAAGAGGCGGGTATTATCCCGCCTAATTTGATGAATTAATATTATTGTTATTATACGGCTGTAACGTCCGCGATCTTGCCGGACGATGCTTCGTTTTTAGCCGATAGCGTCAACTCGGTTAGAATCTGGCACTTAACCGAGTCGCCAACTCTACCTAACTCGGTCTTCTTTGTCGGGCGTGCGGTTGATACCGACCAGTAAGCAGGATCGAATGCAATAACAGTCGTCTTGCTCATAAAGTGATGCGGGATGATGTGGTGCGTACCAAAATCCGAGACGTAAATCTCGACACCTGCATAAACTGTCTTCGACTTGTCCTGCTCCTGATATTTGGTTGCGTTCCCGCTAAACTTGCTGAATGCGCGCTTAAGGCTACCGGAGACGATCACCTTGGACGGGTCACCACCTTCTTCCCAGATAGACTGCGCCAACTCGTTGAACATATCTTCTGTGAGAGGGCGGGTTGTACCTGCGGTCACTGCGCCGACAAGGCCAGCGTTAAATCCGGGTGTGGAACCGCCGACGCCGTGATCAGCGTTAGTCGATAGCCACGCTTCGAGACCACCGAGTTTACGAGTATTACCGCCAACGCTGACGTTAGCCGAGACAAGCGCGGACTCGATGTCGATTTTCAACTTTTCGGTTTTCTTGGCGATCTGATATGCCATAGCCGACTTGTAACCAGCCGAGTTTACGCCGTCTTCCAACGTGCCGGATACTTCCGCGACTTCCGAGAAAATCTGAGTATAGTTGCCGAGGCGATTGGGACCGGACTGATTTGCTTCTGGAGCAGCGCCTGCTTCTGGCTGAGCGTTGTCTTTATTGGCTGGTTCGAGCTTATCGTTTAGAAACTCGTGATATGTGTTGGTTGCCTTATCCTTTTTGATTTCAGTGAAAAAGGGAGTCTTGGTTGGCGAAATGTTAGAAATTACGTCGCCTAAATCTTCGCGAACGTTTTTAACTTCTGTAGACTTTAATACGGCCATTAGTGGCTTCTCCGTTATTATTATAATTGATGTTGTTGATATTAAAGCATCTGCATAATCATAGCCGCCGCGTCTTCTACCGTTCCTGTATCGGTAAACGTCTTGCGGGTTGCTTCGGTTTTGCTGTTGCCGTGTGGTCGATTAACTGGTGGACTGATCTTGGGCTTATCAGCGATAGCGGCTTTAGCGGCAGGCACTGCCTGCGCAGTGGTCTGAGCCTTGTATGCCGAGTAAAGGATCGACAGCACGCGACTGTCCGCAATGCCTTCGATTTCTTCTTTCGAAAAACCGTTGTCGGAAAGGTATTTGGTCATACCCTTCAAGATAGGTGTCGCGGTCTCTTTGTTGCCAAATTCAGGAAACTTCTGCACGATTTCTTCTCGCGCACGCTGCTGATTGGCAACGAAGGCTTCGCGTTCAATTCGCTCGTTTTCCTGCTTCAAGGCAGTTTCAAGTTGAGCCAGCTGCTGCACCTGACTTTCGAACGTTGCTGCCTGTTCTTTCTTTTGGGCATATTCGTAAGGATCGTCAGCGGCAAGTTGCTGCCAGTTAATGTCAAAGTTATACTTCCAGTGGGTGGCAAGCTGATGCTTGATTTTCCCAATTTCATTTAAACTCTGGTTTCGGATTTCTACCTTTGCCTGTTCCATCGTGCCGAGTTGTGCTTTTTCGGCAGCGAGTTCCTGCGTTTTCTTGGTGTAATCCGCTTGGCGTAGATAGCCCTTCTTAATTTCACCAATGGATAATTCCGAACCATCATCGAGTTTGATTTTGGTGTCGTCGGTGATTGCGGAGGAGGTCTCTTCGCTCGTGTCTTCTTCAACTTCTTCCGTTGTTTCAGATTCCGTTTCCGGGTGATCGTTCACAATTTCATCGGTCGTTTCGGACGTATTATTGTCGTCATCAATTACAGTGTCGGTTATTTCGTTGTCGTCAACGGAGTCCCACATAGTTGCAATATGTTGAGCAGCATCTTCGATGCTCATACCAGTCCCATTGTCAGGGGTATTGGTAATTTCGGTCATAGTTTTTGATCCCGTAAAGGTTGTTGTTATTTTTATTTATCGGAATCAAGAAATCGAATTATTGTGGTTGATTATCGGCAGACATTGCGAGTTTTTCTGCCGAAATATATGCTTCTATTTTTTTACGAAATAAGTCCACGGCATATGAAACCTTATGAATTTCCTCACGACGTTCGGTATCGAGGACATTCGTGCCGCAAAATGAATCAAAAATATCCGATTTAATGCAGCCGATAATCGCGCCGAAATCATCGTTATCGAGCAGACGTTTTGCCTGTTGTGCGCGTTCGGTGACTTCTTCTCTTTTCATTGATTTCATTTTTTACATTCCCATCGGTGACTGTGGAGGCATTTGCGGTGCTACAGACTGCTGCTGCTGTGTTTGTAGTTCGGCAAGCATTTGGTCGCGCTGCGCTATATCCATCTGTTTTTGTTCTTGGATTTGAGATTGACGTTCGTTTTCAAGCCGTTGGCGTTCGATGGCCCACTCGATGTCCTTACGATCACGAGCCTGTTCCATTTCCAAACGAGCGATATCAATCTGTGCGCCGTACTTTGCGGCGATTTCTGCCTGTTCAATGACGAGTTTTTGGGCCAATTCATCACGGCGGTAATCATCCTCCACACGCAACTTGTAAGCCTCGAATTCACGCTCTTTTTCATCGGCCTGTGCCTTGAGCTGCGCCTTAAGAATTTCAGCGTCAGCCAATGACTTATTAGGATCGATTGGAGGCGGGGGAGGCGGCGCTGGTGGGAGTGTTGCCGGATCGATGTAATAGGCTTCGGCACCCTGTAGACCGGCGGTTTCGGCAATTTCTACAAGGGTTTTATAAATTTGTGCTGGCCCTGCGATGCCTGACTGCATTGCCTGCATCTGACTCTGTAACGTAGATTGCAGGATGGACATTCGATAATCGCGGTCCATACTTCCAAACGATATCGTGGTGGTTACATCCATTTCGCTCGACCAGTCATCGATGGCGAACGGCACGTACTGATCGGAGAGACGCTGGATATATTGCTCAGCCAAATCGGGATGCTGCACGCATAAATCGATAATGATGCGGACCAGATAGCGGTATCCCGTATCCGCCATATGGCGACATACCTGCTCTATCAGGATTTGCTGCGCATTGGCGCGTTGTGCATTAGCACCTGCTGCGACACGCTGTAGATCGGCTGGATCGACCGACACCATCTGCCCACCGACACCCGTGACGTAATCCATATTGGACTTCATCTGGTCGACAATGGGTAGTGCCGACATACCGGCAAACGCGGGCTGGTTATAAGAAATGCCGCCGCTCGGGTCTTCGCTGCGGATCACCTTTCCCGGATGGATGCTTAGGATGTCGTCAACACTGGTGACTTCAGGATTGATAATTTTCAGCGGATCGACGTGCATATGCAGGTTATCAAGGATCGCTCGCTGGATTTTGGAAATCAGGTCTTGCTCGTTACCGACGCGATCAGCAATGCCTTGACCGAAGAGGGTGTTCGCCAACGGAAACGGTACAAAAGGTGCATACGGATAGGTGCAAGTCACCTCTGTCCAGCCGAGTACCACGGGCGCGGAGGTACTGCCGGCTACGGTGATACGATACGGCCTCGCGGTGTTGTCATCGATTTTGCATTTTGTAAAAATCTCGTAGACTTCGACTTCTGAGCCTGGCCGATTGTTCTGGCCGGTCGTGGTGTTCTCTCGAACCGTTGCCACGCCATCAGTCTTACTGCCCGCATAGGGGATTTTATCGATCAGCTCGGCGTCATAACCACGCTCCAGCAACTCGTCTTTGGAAACATAGGTACGGTGGCCTTGGATGTCGGCGCTGATGCCGCCTGTCTGCACGTCGATATTGGCATCCGAACTAACAATAAAATCCTCTACAGGCAGCGCCTTGAAGGTGAATTCTGGATTGGTCGAAATCGTGCGAATTTTGATGTCGCGTACGACTGGTATAATCTGGTCTTTGATCGCTTCAGGGAGAGACGCCAAGTCGATTTGTGACGGATCAATAGGTAGACCCATTTGAGCGGCTAACCCCGCTATTAGCTGCGGGTCAATTTCGTTGCGGTATTCTTCACCGGCCTCGACAATTACGATTTTACCGTCTTTCTCATCCTGTACCATCTGGACTAGCTGGTCGTCGGTGACGGCCTTCATTAATTTGGGAAGGCTCTCCTTACGGGTTGCTGCAAGGTCCACGTACATAACGCCAAGGCCGAATAAGCACGCGTTTTGAACCCACGGCGTTAGCAAGGAAACGTGGCTATTTCTCTCTCTGAGGATATGATTGATGACAACATTCTGTTGTTTGGCGATCTGTAAATCATAGGGTGTAGCGGTTTTAGGCTCGAAATAAACAACACTCTTCTGGCCGTCCAAAACTCTAAGTATCTGCGCAACAGCCCAACCCACGCGCTCCTGCACATCGCTTGATACGAATTTACTGCGGCCACGTATCTTGTCGTCACCCGGCATTGGCTGACGAAGATATTGTTTGAGATTACGCTCGTACTGCTGCTGTAGTTGACTGGTTGCAAAGGCGGTTGCCGTTGATAGTTTTTTGCCAATTAGAGACGCGATATCGTCACGCGATATCTTATTATTATTTTTGTTCGCCATCGTGGTCGCTTATACCGATATTAATATCAGTATTTATGCGGTGGCATTATTCATACGCGGCCAAGTTGGTGTACGTCAGAGGTTTGCTAAATCCATATTTACTAGCGTATCTCGTCGCGCTCACTGCAAACGTGAGACATAGCGCGTCGGCAAAGTCAGGTGATTTGCCTTTCATTCGCTTCTTCAAATCTTTCTTCGCCTCGATACATATTTTACCGCTATCGGTATTATATTGGATCGAAGTCAATTCCGCGATTAATGTCTCGTGGTTAGGGATTTGCACGTCTTCGGTCGCAAACCATTCTTTGGTCTCCCACCAAATCTGGTCGCGTAAATTACGGTATCGTTCGGGCTGTCTTGTTGGTTTATTGCTGACCTTGATGTCTTTAACCGGCAGGCCAAACTCTTTGAGAGTCGAATAGACGCCATAACCTACGCCGATACTGTCAACGGCGATAACGGCTGGACGTTGGTTGGCGGGAGTGGCCTGATAGATATCTCTGACTTTGTAAGCGAGCTGGACGGAGTCGAGATTGTTAAATTCTTCGAATTTGTGAACCATCCGGCCTTGGCGGATGCATAGGACGGAGCGGTCCTGACCATCGCCAGCAGGGTCTAAACCCCAAACATACGGCTCCGTTGGTGCCGGTATGATATCGGTTTGACTGACGGCAATATCCACGAGGGCGCGGGGGATGAGACCCTCGGCGCTGTCTTCAGGGAATTCGCCAAGAACCATAACTCGATACTGGCGGGAGTCTTTACCACCGTAACGACGCTCGTAGGTTGCAAAGTGTTCGTCCGTAATCTCTGGAATGTCGAGAACTGAACCGTGTACCTGTGTCCATTCCCACGAGACATTCGGATCGTTATGGGTTTGCCAGAAAAATCCTGATGCTCGTGAAGGGTTGCTAATCAGTACAAGTTTGGCATTTTCGGCCGGATTGATGAGGACATTCATCAACGCGTCTGTGTAAATTATGTCGTCAAGACCATCCGCTTCATCGACAAAAACAAAGTTATTGTCCGCGTGAATGCCGCGTGCCGCCGACACATTCTCCTTTGAAGCGAGGCGGTATTCTGCGAAACAATCGGACTCTGCGGAATTTCGATATGCAGATTTTGCGTTCATTGAAAAAGCCTGCTTAAAAACAGGATGCATACGCTGGTACAAAATATCGATTTCGTTCCAGATGGTTGCCTTGATGTTAGGTTCGCTCGGGCCGAATATCGAGACTTTGACTCTGTTATGGCAGATCAAACACCACCAAACGAGAATAGCGGTGATATGTGTCTTGCCGTAACCCACTCCGCCGCGCATCGTAACTGCTTTGTTGTCGCGAACGGCATTTGCGAATTCGAGTTGTTTTTCTCTGAGATCGGTTCCAAAAATCTGCTTAGCAAACAACCGAATATCATTGCGAAATAGGGTAATCAGTTGCTCTAATTCAGATGCTTTTTGCTTATTGCGCTGACTTTCCGTCAGTTCTGTTGTTGTCGTCTTCATTATCTTGCTTATTATTGTTATTATTAGATAATTCCGCAGATACGTTGATCGCGGTGGCAATCCCTTCGAGCGAGATTGCAGTCGGTATGACTGGATGTTTTGAGTAGTTTGCGATGATGCGTACTAACGCTTCGGTTAGATAAAGGCCGATGAGACCGAGAACGAATGCGATGCCGGATGCCGATCTACTCGATTCATCGATCGATAAGATCGACGTAATCAGTGGCGTGACGTAACTGGCAGTCAATGCACCGGCGATACCACCAGCGATGTTTTCTTTGAGTTTTTTGTCTTTGCTGGTCGCATATCTAACTACGGCACCCGCCGCACCAGACGCGAAATGGGTGGAGGTAATATACGAGATGTAGGAGAGGATAATGTCATTCATTTTCTTATTCTTATTGGGGTCGGCGTCAGTGCCAGTCGTCATCGGTGTTGTCATCGTCGTCTTCTTCGTCGACCGGAGTGACATCAATCATCGCTGACTTGTGACCAGCCAGTTGGTCATTGACGGATCGCAGTAGGTCGGAGACCGAATGCTCGTGTGACACCTCGATCTTTCGAGCGGCTTTCGAAACGAACGGACTGATTATCAATTGCACTGCGGCAAGGCGCACGGCGTCTTTTTCGGAGTTATGCATCAGATCAAAAAGGACATCGGCTGCATCATCCGCCATATCACCAAGGCGCTTTTTTAAAATCGCGGGTACGGGCTTTCGGCCACCATAATGCTGATGTCCCTTTTGAAACCCTTGCGCTTTAAGCCGTTCAAGATTTTCGGGACTACGGCGATTATCAATTGCTACGGGATCGTAGTAAGGTGACTTACTCTCTGGATCGCGTGGTTTTCGTTCTCTTTCAGACATTAGTATTCGCGACCTCCCATCGTTGACAGGAAGGTGTTTGCGTCAGCTACATCTGCAAAAGTCGCATCAAAATATGTCGGCTCGATATTGGCAACAAAATCAACAACCGGGTTGATATGCGTCTCTATCCACGCCTTGTATTTTGTCACCATCCATTCGGTGATTGCCTCGTCGCGTGACATTGCTGGATGAGATGCAACGTAATCACTCATTTCGTTTCGGACGATGAAGTTTGGTATATCGTATCTGATCATTTTCATTTTTTAAAATCGAATTGACTGTAAACTTATTTATGATTTATGTGGTGTCATTGACTTGCATATCACCTGAAAGGAAATTGAAATGGCAACTGTGGATAAAAAGAAGCTGTTTGATTTGTTCGCGGCCAAAGCGACAACGAAAACGGTAGGACGTGCAGGCGGAACTGATCCGGTATCGAAGTTTTTGGCAAAACTGCGTGATCAACGCGAAATCGCAAATAAGATGTCTCGTGGATACACGTCTAATCGCACCGATTGGTTCACGCCGCGTGGTGATGGTTATGTTGTTCGTATCGGATCATCGCCAATTAGCATCAATGGTGTGACGCATTTCGCGGCGAAGGATAAGGCTGAAATTCTCGAATTGTTGGATGCTGCAGAGAAATTGATCCAGACCGATGATGATATCAGGGCGCAGATCGTCCAGCGTTCGGAAGAACGTTCGCGGAAACTGCGTGAAGCCAAAAAGAAGTAAAACAAAAAGGGGGCTAAAAGCCCCCTTTTTTATTTGCCGCGAATAACGCGTAAGAATGAAATTGCCATTATACCGCCTACGGCGACGAGGACTGGCCAAACGGTCGAAAGCGGTTCAGGCTCGATTTTATAAAAAATCGCCAACAACAAATACATTGCGATCCAAGGATATGCTTTTTCAATCATCTAAAACCCTCCGTTACGACCAACCACATCGCTCTGGTGTTTGGCGCAGTCAACTCGGCGTAACCATTCGATTGCAATATTTATTTCGGCGTCGGTGATGTCGCGATTGTCGCGACGACGAACCCATAATAATTTCTTCAATTCCGTTCGCACGTAATCGTGGACAGTTTCCAAATCGGTATCAGCAGGTAATTCGGAAATGAGGAATGGCGTTAGGTATACCGCACTGGCGACGTAGGTACCGTGCCTACGGACAAAGGCGAAGATTGCCGGGGTGTATGATTGATTCAGGCTGAACCCGCTCCGTATGATGTTGTGGTATCGCGTGTGTTCTGCTTTAGATGGATCAATCTGGTGGCGGTATACGTAATCGGGCCACCAATTATATTCATTTCGTTGCATTCGTATTAAGTAGTTTATTTCGTCTTCCACGAGAAATCCCTCCGGTTATTAGGAGGGATTATATCATTTCAGGTGATATTTTTCGATTTAATAGTTTATTTGCAGAGTGCCGTTTTCGAAGTTTACTACGTTGTTAGATGCCTTTATCAATGTATAAAATACGGCCTGCTGTTCATCGTACTTATTGGTAAGATCATAATGTACGATGAATTTATCAGAATGTAGTTCAATTTCGAAAAAACGCGAATTCAGATGAGATAATAATTTAATTGGGCTATCAACATCCCAATCATATTCGACACCATTTGAATACAAGTTCTCGAAAATTTCGACTTCCGTTCCTGTCATCGTGATCCACAAGGTATCGTCTTCAATTGGCGTGTGGTGATACTTGTAATGATTTTCGTCAGTCCAGATATGCCAATATCCTTCATAATTGTTAGGATTTGACGGGATACCCTTGGTGGATGTGACATAGGCTTCAATCTCGCCTTCATCGTTGATAAATGCGTATTCCTGTGCACGTATCAAATCAGGATATTTTCCGCTTACGTCAGTTTTCAATTCTACATAATGGGTATCTTTGTCGGTGCGATATAAAGTTGCGCCATAGTTATCGACTAAGTCCTGTATCATCTTAAAATCCTCTTTTTGAAATAATTTGTTGAATGTGGTGGTCGGTTAATAGTGCCGTGGCTTGGCGCTTTCGGTCGGCCATATCCGATCCGAAATACTGGTATGTGGCCTGTAGGTAGGTTGAAAGCTCCGTGACATCGATATCCGAGGTGGCTGTGAGGTACTGAGCGAAGGCGTTGAACCGCTTGTTGCCGGTACCTGGAGCGCCGGAGCCGAAATTAGCGAGACCGGTCTGAATGATTTCTTCGTGCTTTTGACGACGTATAGCGGCTTGCCACGGCTTCAAACTCGAAGGAGCGGGTAGGGCGGTGATAACCGGCGCTGTGATCGGCTGAGCCTGTAGGGCTTTGTATTCGGCCTTGGCCCATTGGCGAGTCAATGTGGTCGGATCGAGAACAGGCTTGCTGGTATCGACGTGGCGGAAATAATCGACCTTCTGACCGCTTACAGGGCGGCAAGGCAAGTAGAAAATGTCCTTACTCGACAATTTATCGACATCGATGGTGGTATCGATAGCAGCCAGTTTAGTAGCTATGTTTCGGATAACCCACTTGGCAAAATCACCGGGAACCGAGTGCGTCATCGGAATGATGATGCGATAGCGATAGACGCCTGTGGCTGAGAAATCGCACGAGTAGGTGTTATAGATACCCGCCGTGTAACCGATGGCGTCTAATGCGTCCTGCGGGGCTATAGTCGTCGCATCAATGTCGATAGCGAGAATGTTCGGGTTCTGGCGGGTTTCGTCGCTACGGGTAACTGAAGGCGTCAAATACGGCGACTGGTGCTTGGAGGCAGGTAGGAAATTACGCTTGCCATCGAGCCACCGGAAAAAGCCCTTTACGCTCTCTGTCATCGCCACCGGCTGTACGTCCTTAACGTGCTGGCCGTACCCATAATGCAGGCGAGGAGTCTTGGTGATTTGCTTTAAAAGAGGCTTTTCGATTTTATCGATTTCGCGAGTTTTTGCCTGCCTATCCTTATCTTCAGCCTTTACCTTCGTTTCGGTTTTCGTCGGTAGGGCGATATTGTGCGACACCTGATAGGTTGAAGCGCCGGGGAATTTGCCGATCAATAGGTCCGCTGTCCGCTTATCGAGAACGATGAAATGACAATCATCGGTGACCTTTTGTTCACGAACGTGGGTGCGGCAGAGGAACTGGTAGGCAACATCAAATCCGTTGGATTCATAAAGGTCTGTACCAGTGATACCGAATACCTCGTTTACAAGTTTGATGTGCGAGGGGGTATCGTTCACGAAAGCACCAAAAAATGCTTTCGTGAAATGGCGGTATGCCGACAATCCGTGAGCAACTACGCCGATATCTTTTGAATTGATGAATGCCTGTTTATCGCTTGTATCGACCGAATTGTTGAAGGTAGCAAGATATCGGTCACCACCGAATTCGCGTTCCACCGCTTGACCTATTTCCGCGTAAAAATCGATACCGGCTTGCTTGTAACCTGCAAGATCATTCCGTGCGGCAGGCTTATCAAAAAAGTATCCGATTTTGACTTTGTTACCGGCTTCCTCTGGATGACTGGATGCCACCGTGAAATATGGATGGGGTTGCATTGCTACCCCGTACTTCTGCCAGATTTTAAAAATCGATTTATTGACGAAATTAGCGGCCAAAATGGTGACTTCAGACCATTTTGCGAAAATGTCGGGGCGTGTGAAATTCGAGGCGATGAACTGCATAGACAAGCGCTTGCCCACAAATATCTTGTCGTACATAGCCCGTGTAATGACGACATCGCAGTAAGGGTTATCGACTGCTGCAAACAGCTCGTATAGCGGCTCATACATAACATCGCCGCCGTGGTTTAGTACCTTTGCATAGGTGTCACTATCGGCGTTCCTCTGCATTGTTATGAAATTGGCGTCTGTCGAAAATGGCGTGAAGATAAAATTAGTACCAATTTCATCGATATTATCTTTGAAAGGCAACTTAATTTCGGTCTCGATTTGTGGAGCTTCATCGATGAAAAGTGCGAATTTGCTAAGGTTCACGTTATCATAATCCGCCGATAATACGGTTACGTGCGTAGCAAGTACGACCTTGTTGATTGGGTCATCAATGGCTGCTCGATAACGACCAGATGCGTTATGTCCATTGCCTGAATGGATTTTAACGTGCGATACCTGCAAGAAGTTAAGATAGTTCGATATTTCGTTGAGAAGATCGATGGTGAGGAATGCAATTACTATGCGTTTGTCATTTGCGATGTCGCCTTGGCTAATTGCTTTGCAAAAGTCGCGTGTTTTTCCAGAACCGCAATGTCCATCTACGTAATGAATTAATTGATTTGTCATTTTAAAATTCGCTTGTTTTTAGATTATATCGACTGCGCACGACGTAATCTTTGTTGTTCATAATGTTATTTATATAAATTATCAAACTGAACGAGTTTAATGCAATTTAATTCGACAAAAAAGAACCGGTGCCAATTTGCAGTGGGCACCGGTTCGGTAGATGAACAACTAATCATTATGAAAGCGAATAATGACGTAGAGGACTAAGTCCCATTTGTATTTATCAAATATACCGGATGTGATGCGATTAGTGCAATTTATTTCGATGGAAATGTTTCAAAGGCAAGGAATGCTACGCATCCCGTTGCTAGCCGGTACAGGCCGAAACGGAGGCAAGCTCCTACGTCCAGACCGGCTATTTCTTTATCATTCTTTTCGTTTTAGGGGTCTCTGGCCACCTACCGCTCAGGCTACCGGCAGGCCAGACCCCTAACGTTTTGATGGTTTTTGTTTTTTGCTTTTTTTTAAAAAAAGTTCTAAAAAAGAATTCGCTGAAAGCCTTATTTTCTGGGGGTTTTGGCCTGTCACGAAAATCCTTTATATAAGTGTAAACGTGACAACTTATTTCTTCTTTCTTTATTGAGTGAAATGCCCCCATAAAATCAGGTGCATATACGACTCAAGAAGAAAATATCAGTTGATCTGAATCCCGAAAATATCCATTCCAATTAACATAAGCGATGACCAAGCCGGTGATCCCGGCGCAGGTTAAATCGCCTATGTCTGCCAGATAATCGCCTCGTCGTGCTCTGCACGATGGGGCTGTCATATCCGTAAGATTCTAAATCCAATAACAATGTCAAAACAAAATAGAGATTAACACACAAGCCCACACAATCGATTTCGCGAAGAAAACGATCAATGTATCCAGAAGGTCGAAATACGCACACACGGCCTTGTGTGTCGTCACGTGGATAAATACCCCAAACGGGGTGAATACGTGCGCAATAATTTTGAAAAGAAGATATCAAAATCGGGTTTAATTCCCCCAACAGCGACGTATGAAACGCACAAACTGCCGTACACGATCACGAGCAATTATCTGCCTGATTGGATCGATCATACCACCAAGACGATCTACGAGACCAAAGGTTTCTGGAGAGCGACAGATCGCAAGAAAATCAAGACAATCAAAGAGCAATATCCCGGCTGGCGTATCGTTATGATTTTTTATGATTCAACCAAACGAATCTCGAAATCGAGCAAAACGACATACGCAAAATGGTGTGATCAGAACGGGATTGATTGGCTGCAGGGATAAATACCTATGGATCAACCATAGGGAGTTAAATGATGTTCCGTAACAAAGCACAAGAAAAACACGAAGCCTTTATTGATGAACTGAAATCTAAATTTCGGAAATATATCAAAAAGTGCAAGACGATAGATGAAGTCGATATCTTAGAGAACTTATTCAACGATTTAGAGACAGGTAGATTAGGGAAAGATTATCCTACTTCTTGGCTTTCTACGGCTGACCAGCAAAGAGAAATTATTAGAACTAATGATACGTTCAAACCATTCCGACCGAATATCGTGAACGATTGTGCAGAGGTCTGTATTTACGATACCGACGGTTATCCTCTTACGCGTTTAGGAATATTAGATGGCGGTTGTGAAAATGCGGCCAAATCACGCAGAACGTCTCTCGAAGGGAAAAAGTGGCACCACGAAAACAAAGACCGTGAATATTCGTCTGGCTTCGTGATAAACGAAATAAAAAGCCGGATAATTGAACTCGAAAAGGCGTTCGGACAACTCAAGACGGGCGAATGCCTCTACCATCGCGTTGCATAATCAAAAGCCTCCTAACGGGGGCTTTTTTGCGTCTGGTTAAATACCTCTAGGATAATTAGAGGAATTTCAAATGTTTGACATATTCGACCGGAAAAAGAACCAAGCCGCAGCCCAAGAACGGGAAAAAGGTATACGCGTTCAGCGCCGAATTGATAACGCCTACAAAATGGCGAACAAAATATCTTACAAAGACGAGTTCGATTGCAAAAATTCCGACCACGTAGAATCACTGGTGCGGCATCTGCAAAATCATTTTCCGAATGCGAAAATGAAGGACATTAAATCATTCATTCATAAAAATTCAGAAAAGGCAGCAGTATGGTACGACACGGTCGATTGTAGTCGTCGCAGAAGCCAGTATTTTGAAGACATAACTTGTGAACTGGATGACGCGCCGTGTGAAGGTTACGGTTTCCTTCCGTTCTCAACGATGGAGGGATATCGGATACATCTGAATCTACTTATTCTATGCCCGCAGCCTCACCAAATTGGTTTCGATTTTGAAACTGCTTTCCGCAAATACCTTATTGAAATTTCTTGAATTCGCAAAAGCCTCCTAATGGGGGCTTTTTTAATGTCCGCCATCCCAAGTATTAATTCTACAAAATGTTAGAACAAATTGCGGAATTTACGTTTTTGAAAATACAGAAGAAAGTTGCAACAAATTATTTAATTTAATACTTCATTTTAACTATTGACGTTTTGTTTTTATTGGGAATATAAAACGCCATCCACGATGCGATAGTGCAGAGAAGGGAAACAATACAAAAGGATTGTAGTAAATGGAAAATATCGAAAGCATTATTCTTGAAATTATGGAACAAGACTCCAGCAGCTTCATTTCGTTCAAGGATGACTACTCAGATAAGGCGAACCCGGAACGTTTGGTCGGCATTCGTTCAGAAGACCTCACGCCAACGGAACGGAATGTGTTTCTCCTAGCCGGTTTTATCCCGGTCAAAATCGTGGTCGGCTACTCAATTGAGCATTCGACCTCACCCCGTATCGGGAAGACTGTGTTTGTCCGCAGTTGTCGGAGAGACCGGGCAGAGTTCCTTGTCAAGAAGCCCAACGATGAGCAATTGGCCGTCTTGAAAGATGCGTTCAACTACAATTCGTTCGTCTTGTTTAACAGTGATCAGTACGTGGTGTTCGATATCGATAATCAACGCACGTACAGCAAAGTCTTCAAGAATGTTGAGGCCGAGACAGACCTCGTGTGCCAGTTTTTCACCGGGAAATTTGTTTCAACGAAGCCAGTAGGAACGGTTGAGCATTTGCGGCGGGCGGCTTGACGTATGGCTTATCCTCACCAGTTCAAGGACTTGCTGAAACATTCAAGGAAAACCGGATTCACAGTCCGGTTGACCAACAAGTGCCATTACAAGATTACCCATCCCAATATGAACGGTATGGTCTACACCGGCTCAACTCCGTCCGATTTCAAGGCGAGTAGGAACCTTGTGTCGATGATTAAAAGGAATATGGCAGAAGCCTCCTAATCGGGGGCTTTTGCTTGTGGATACGACTCCACTCCGTTGCAACCCTCAATGTAATCAGCTTCACTGATTCAATTGGAATCGTGGAGGATTTGGAATGGCTAAAACTGAAAGACAGAACTTTTGGGACGACGACCGACTAGGCCGCGTAGAGGATGCATCCCGGTTGTATCGCCTCACGTTTAACCGATATCTGGAAAACGCCGTACATAAGAAGGCTGGTTCTTTTGTCGTAAACGTGGATGGACGTTGGGGACAGGGCAAAAGTTTTCTACTTTCCCGTATGTATCAAGACGTTTTACAAGACGGGCATCCAGCCGTTTTCATAAATGCTTGGGAACACGATTTTATCGATGACCCCTTTACCTTATGCGTTGCGGCCCTAGACGACTATGTGAGGTCGATTGTCGCGCCTATGAAGGCCGAGAAGGCCAATCCAATCATCGAGACAGCAAAGAACGTTCGGCGCAACTTTGCTAAAATTGCCTCCGTCGTAATGACTGACTTGGCAAAAACTGCCGCCACAAAATTGATAGGTGGAGGCGTCACAACTGTAATCAACTTGGCTACAGAGGAAAATGGCGAAGCTAGGCTTATCGCGTCTGATGTCGGCAATGACGTTGCCAAAAGCCTTGCGGACGTGTCCATCGCAGCCATTGACGATTTTGCTAAGTCAAGAATTAGGGACGTGAATGAGGCCAAACAGTCGGTCGCGAGCTTCAAAGAGGGCTTGGCCGAACTACTCGCGATGATTGACACGGAAACGGAGAAGAGATTGCCGTTCTACGTTTTTTTGGACGAGTTGGACCGTTGTAAGCCGACTTATGCGATTGCGATGCTGGAACGTATCAAGCATCTGTTTGACGTGGCGGGCGTCGTGTTCATTCTGGCAACTGATACAGAGCAATTGGCGTCCTCAATCAAAGCCGTTTACGGCAATGATTTCGATTCAATGCATTACCTGCAACGGTTCTTCCATAGGTCTTATCAGCTACCAGAGGCGGACCCCTTTCATATCGCCAATGAAATCGTTGTAAGTCGGCCAATCACCGTAGAGAAATGGAGCCTTCCACAAACGTACGGTAAGTTGGAAACGCGGTACTTTGCTGGTTTCCTTGCTAACACCTCATCGCAGTTCAAACTTTCACCACGCCAATTTGAGCAATCAATCGATGTCCTACACGATGTTACTACGATATGGCCTCACGATTTTCCAATCGAACTTGTGATGATGTATCCCCTGATATGCCTGTATGCGAGAGACCGCACGCTGAACATTGAAAGCTTCCACGAATTCACTCGAACTGTGGCTAGTTCCGAAAAGTGGGTCGCAGTAGACGGGGGAAATTACGACGTAAAATTCTCGCAATATTTTTCGGTTTTCAGAGATATGATGGGCGTAAGCCTATACGGATGGGTAAACCAACGGCAGAGAAATTACCGCAACCTATCTACGCAAGAAGAATACGTTTTTGACCTATCTGAGAGAGAATTTAAGTCGTTAGCACCGGCTATAAACCGAGATACCTATAGGTCAATAATCAATCGGTACAGTGACATCATTCTAAACAACAGAACGAAATTTTACGACTGATTTGGTCCCCGCACGGAAGCTTCTTCATAACCCTCGTGCGAAACGTTCATTGTTCCACAATGCAGGATCAGCCCTTGGAACATCGATCCGGTCATAGACAGCCCGCATAGCGCCCACGTCTATCCTGTCGCCAAAGAACTCCTTCGAACGTGCTACAAGGATATCAAAGGGTAGGGCTGACCAGTCGCCTGTCGTGCGCACGGTTCCGTCCACACCAATGATCCACCAGCGGATAAAGCCGCCTACCGCAACGATGACCTGCTCCCCCGGAACATCGACCTGAACGGTCGTGATTACCCGTCGCAGGTTATGTGCGATTTTTGACCGAGAAACGAAAAGCTCTTCCTTTGACATCGAAGACCACTTCGAGACCTCGCTTCTGATCTCGTCGTGGATGTTTTTCTCGGCCTTGTCAGTCTCATCAAAGTCGCGCAGCTGACGTTCGAGCGCTTCGATTTTCGTATCAACAGACGCGGTATCTTTTCGCAGTGCGTTAAGGCGAGCCATAAAGGAGATTCTGTCATCGTCATCTTCAGCGGTTTCGATGACGGCACGTATATTTGCTATGCGCCTTGCCATATCGGCGCGAGTTTGACGGTGCGAGGTGAGGTCTGAAGCAATCGTGTCCTTCGGCTTGTTTCCGCCTTTTGTCTGGTCAATGTAGTAATCCATCACCAGCCGCAAAATAGCGTCTTCGAAGGCTTGGTAAGGCAGAAATTTGCGACCTTCACTGTCGCAATTCGAGCCGATGAAACGAGTTTGGCAGGATAGATAGAGAACCTTGTTTTTGACGCCACCTCGGTTCAGGCGGATTGCGTGACCGCAGTGACGACAAACAGCCAGACCTTGCAGAAGATTGGTATAGCTATCGCCTTTACGGCCACGACGAACATTGTTTTGTGACTTCAGTCGATCCTGAACCCGATAAAACAAATCCCTGTCCACCACGGCTGGAAAATAGTTTTCGGCTACCTGATCACCGGCACGATAGGTTCCGATGGCTGCTTCGTGTTTCAGTAGGTTCATTATCGTTGGTGAGTACCAGACGCCTTTTGTCTCAACCTCACTTGTCGCGGATTTGAATGTCGGAACGCCGCGCTCGTTGAAAAGCCGAGCAATCGAATGACCACCTAGGCCGGAATCGTATAGTTCGAACATCTCCTTCACGACCGAGCCGAAACCGTTCACGACACAGTCCCACTGCCCGTCAGTTTGGAAGTTGGTGAGCCACATTGGTGGGTTGGTGACGTATCGCTTTTGACCAGCCAGAATATCCGTCTTACGTTTTGCGGCAGCAGCTTTCAGACGTTCAGACTTGGTCTTGGACTCGTCGTAGGCGCGGGCCATAATCGTCAGACTAATGATCAATTGGGTATAGTCATTACCCTTGCTGTAGCGCTGATTATCAATCAGCGTGACCACGTCAATGTCGGCAGATAAGATGCCAAGCAATTGGGATTGGGCAGTGAGAACATCCTCGCGAGACAAACGGTCTAGGCTTTCCACGATTAAGACAGAGCCGGGTTCGATTTTACCGGCCTTCACCAAATCCAGAAATCCGCCGAGTGCTCCGATGGCTTTATGTTTGCCGTGATATGCCGACAGTCCGATGTCAGTCAGTTCATCGTCTAGGACCAATCCTGCTCTATCGGCATATGCGCGTGACACGTCTAACTGGCGGCGTACACCGTCGCCCTTAATTTGCGCTTTGCTCGAAATACGAACGTACGAATAAGCCTTTGCCATTACCGCGCCCCTGCTGATATGCATCCAATCAGTAACCGGAGGAGGGTTACTAACAATTGAATACGCCAAAAAGCGCTCTTTTCCATCACTAC